AACTTTTTAGGGGCTGCCCCCCGGTGACCCCCGTCCCTCGTCAGACTTTTTTGCGTCAGAGGCGATCGTGGCGGTAACGACGCGACCGCGGGCGAGCACGTCGCAGCGCGGCTACGGAACGGCGCATCAGAGCGCACGCCGCCAGCTCGAGCCGCTGGTGCTGGCTGGCGGTGTGTCCTGCTGGCGTTGCGGCCGGCCGATCCTGCCGGGCGAGCCGTGGGATCTCGGCCACGTCGACGGCGATAAGTCGCGTTATGCGGGGCCGGAGCATGTGGCCTGTAACCGTTCGGCGCCGAGGCCGCCTCCGCCGCTGCCGCTGGAGGAGCTGCCGGAACGGGACGGGCTCGGCCGTGACGATCCGCGTTGGCGGGTGCCGTGGCTAAAGCGGTTCTTGCGGGTGCCGCGGAACGCGACCTGGCCCAGGTTGATGACGGTTCCGCATCCGGCCGCTGTCGGGTCGCTCGGGGCCGACTTCGTCAAGTGGTCTGACGCGCGTACCGGCGGCAAGCTGCGCTGGTGGCAGCGGCTCGCGGCGACCCGGATGCTCGAGGTCGACGACCAGGGGCTTTTGGTTTGGGACGGGGCGCTGTTGTCGATGGCGCGGCAGCTCGGCAAGTCATGGCTTCTGCGCGAGCTGTGTCTGTGGCGGATCGAGCAGGGCGGCCGCTGGGGCGAGCCGCAGGATGTTCTGCATACCGGCAAGGATCTCGCGGTCTGCATCGAGGTGCAGCGGACGGCACGGATCTGGGCGCGGCCGCGCGCTGACTATCAGGTGCGGGAGGCGTCGGGCCGGGAGGCGATCGAGTATCTGCCGGGGCTAGGCGGCCGCTGGATTCTGAAGGCGAAGGGTGCGCCGTACGGCTACACGATCTCGAGCGCGGTCGTCGACGAGGCCTGGAACGTCGAGGCGAACCACATCGAGGAGGGTGTCGCGCCGACGATGGTCGAGCGGGCGAGCTCGCAGCTTCTGCTCGTCTCGACGGCGCACCGGCTCGCGACGAGCCTGATGCTGACCCGCCGCAAGGCCGCGCTTGCCGAGCTCGAGAGCGGCAGCGGCGATCTGCTGATCGAGTGGTCGGCGCCCAGGGGCGCGTCGATCGACGACCTCGGGGCGTGGCGGCTGGCGTCGCCGCACTGGTCGCCGCAGCGGCAGAAGCTGATCCGGCGGCGGCTCGAGGCGATGTACCAGGGCGAGACGCAGGACGGGACGGAGTCGGACCCGGCCGAGTCGTTCCGTTCGCAGTGGCTGAACCAGTGGCCGAAGGGTTTGACGGTGCTGCAGGGCGAGGAGCTGCTCGCGCCGGGTGTTTGGCGGTCGCTCGTCGAGGATGGTGTCCGTTCGGGCGGGCCGGTCTGGGTCGCGGTCGAGGACAATTACGGCCGGGGCGCCGCCGTCGCGGCCTGTGCGCAGCTCGACGACGGCCGGTTGGAGGTCGACGGCTGGCTGCGACCGGACTGGGACTCGGCTTTGGAGGATGTGCGGCTGCTGGCGGCGGTGCGGCAGGTGCGGCAGGTGCTGGTCGGCGCGTCGGTGTTCTCGCGGGTGGCGCCGGGGTCGCTGCCGTCGGCGCGGCCGGCGGGGAGCCTCGAGACACGGCCCGGCCTGTCGGTGCTCCGTGACCTGTGCGCGAACGGCCTCATTGTCCACGACTCGACGACCGCTGACCTCGACGAGGCGGTCGGCGCCGCACGTGTGAAGCAGGGCATCAACGGATTGATGCTGGTGCCGGGCGAGCTGCGGCATCTCGTCAACGCGCTCGTCTGGGCCGTCGGCGCCTGCCACCGGCCGGTCGCCGCGGGGGCAGTGTTCTGATGGGCCTGTTCACGCGTTCGATCCGGCCGCCCGACATCCCGAACTCGAACGACCCGGCGGACGTGCCGCCGGCGACGGTCGGGCCGCCCGCGGCGGTGCCCGGCGACCCGGACGGGATCATGTTGACGGGGGCCGACCCGCCGGCGTGGCTGCCGCCGAGCATCCGCCCGTCGGCGTGGTCCGGGTGGCCGGAGGACTGGCAGACGCCGAACTGGCAGTCGGGGATGTGGCCGAACACGTTGACGGACACCGCCTGGATGTGCGTCGACTTCAACGCGCAACAGGCGGCGGGGATGCCGATGTATCTGAAGGACGCGGCTCCGTCGCTGCAGGCGGACTGGGTCAACAACCCGGACCCGGACGTCTACTCGGACGTCGGCGAGTTCCTGCATCAGCTGTTTTGGGATTACCAGTTGGGGGAGGCGTTCGTGTGGGCGACCGCCCGCTACGCGACCGGCTGGCCCGCCCGCTTTCATGTCGTGCCGCCGTGGATGGTCACGATCGAGATCGAGGACGGGCTCAGGCGCTACTCGATCGGCGGCGAGGATGTTAATGGCGACCTGCTCCATATCCGCTACCGGTCGCAGGTCGGGTACGCGCACGGTGAGGGGCCGCTGGAGGCGGGCCGTTACCGGATGCTGGCGGCGCAGATGCTTGTCCAGTACGGCGCGAACCTGATCAGCGGCGGCGGCATCCCGTCCGGGGTGTTGGAGCATCCGGCCGAGATCAGCCCGACGCAGGCGCAGCAGCTGAAGCAGGACTGGGTCGCGGCCCGGCTGTCGGGGATCGGCGAGCCGGCCGTTCTGTCCGGGGGGATCAAGTGGACGCCGACGCAGGTCAACCCGACCGACCTCGGCCTGACGGCGCTGCTCGACCGGGAGGAGGGCCGGATCGCGCACCTGCTCGGGATCCCGTCCGAGCTGGTCGGGATCCCGACGAACACGGACCCGATGACGTACCGGAACGTGACGATGTGGTTCGACATGCACTGGCGGGCCGGCCTCAGGCCGAAGGCGCAACGGGTGATGAAAGCGTTGTCGGGCTGGGCGTTGCCAAGGGGCACCTGGGTCGAGCTGAACCGTGACGAGTATGTCGCCGCGGAGCCGCTGGAGCGGGCCCAGACCGCCCAGATCCTGTTCGGGATCCAGGACCCGGTCACAGGCGAGCGGGCGTTGACGATCCCGGAGATCCGGGCGGTCGAACGCCTCGACAACAGCACACCAGACGACGTCTCGAGCGGGGTGCTGAAATGACAGGCGAGATCGAGATCAGGGCGGCCGAGGTCGCGTCCGTGTCGTATCCGCAACGGCTCGTGACGCTGGTCGTGATGCCGTACGAGACCGAGACGACGATCGTCGAGGGCGGCCGTGAGTTCGTCGAGGTCGTGACCCGCGGGGCGTTCGACGGGATCCAGGTCAAGAACGGGCACCGGCTCGCCCGGATCGTGCCGTTGAACCGCGACCATCAGGAGACACGCACGATCGGGCAGGCGACCGCGTTCCATCCCGACCGCCCCGAGGGCCTGGTCGCCGACGTTCACATCTCGAGGACGGTTCTCGGCGAGGAGACATTGGAGCTCGCGAACGACGGTGTGCTCGGCGCGTCCGCCGGGTTCGCGCTGCTCCGCAAGAACGGCCGCACCGGCCCGCCGGTGCCGGACGCGGAGGTGTGGGAGACCCGCAGCCGGCGCAGGTTGAACCGTTTGTATCTCGACCACATCGCGTTGACGCCGACGCCGGCGTACGCCGGCGCGACCCCGGTTTTGGCGGTCCGCGCCGACGCGGAGCCGGCCATGGCTGCGGCGGCTGGGACGCCGAACCGTGACCGGCTCACGCTGGACCTGTGGGGGGAGATGGCGGCCGAACTCGACCGCCGCTACGGCCTCAGCCGCTAGCCGCCGTAGGCGCAGAAGTCGAGCGCGGCCCTGGGCGAGTCGTAGCACTTGACGTCGTACAACTGCACGTCCGTGTCGTACTTGTAGAACCGGACGCTGGCTCTGCCGAAGACGCTGTAGAACGGCTCTTTCTTCCCCATCCAGACGCAGCGCCAAAGCGTGTCGGTGAGCGGATGGCACTCGATCAGCGGGACTTTCGGCATCAGCTCCGAGCTGACCGGCCTCGATGTGTCGAGCAGGTCCGTGTAGTGGTGAAGGATCTCGACCTTCGTGTCGTGGATCGCCCGGGCCGCGGAAGGCCGGAGCGGTTGCGTCGCGCCGGCGACGGACGCCATCGCTGCCGCTACGGCGGCGATCGCCGCCACAAGTCCTATGAGCTTCATTTGGAATCTCCTCTGTCCATGTTCCCCGAGTTCCATCAGAGTCCGGCGGCCCGTGCGCCGTACAGAGCCTGCGCGGGTGTGAAGCCTTCGTACTCGAGCTGCTCGATCAGGCCGCGCCGCGAGAACCCCTGCGAGTCGAGGTAGTCCCGGGCGACGACCGCGGCTTCCCTGGTCCAGTTCGCGCCGGAATGGCTGGCCCCGTAGGCCGCGTCGCCGGCGGAGAATCCTTCGTACTTCAGCTGCGATACGAGGCCCTTGTACGAGAACCCCTGCGACTGCAGGTAGTCCTTGGCGACACGCACGGCGTTCGATCGGCTGCCGGGCGATGCCTGCGCGGCGGCGATCGTGCCGGTCAGGAGCATCGCTGCAGCGGCCAGCATGGTGATCAGGTATTTCATTGCGGTTCCTTTCGTCCAGGTTCCCCGGCGCGTGACGCGGCCGGGTTCATGAACCAACCTAGCCTGGGTGGCCGTCGGGTGGAACCACCCGTTCGGGCAGTCCCGCCAAGACCCGGCTGGCGTACCGTTCGGGGTGGGGGCCGCTGCCCGCGTCGTCCAGGTGCGGGCGCGGCCCCGTTTTCGACGCCCTGCGAGCCTTCGGCCTAGCTTCCTGCATGGCTGGCTTTGCCGCCGTCCGGGCTGCCGGGTAGCATCCGGTTCAGCGTCGAGCTTTCCGCCTGGTAGGCAGCACAGAGTGCGTCCGGCGGCCAGTGGGTTCCACGCAAATCGCATGCGAGACGACCCTGTTCTCGTACCGATGCGGAGAAACGGAGCCCGAACGGTTATGCCACAGCACGAAACCGACGTTGTGCTGCTCCAGAAGGCGAAAGAGGTCGAGGAGCGGCAGGCGTTCATCGACAAGCTCGTCGCCGAGCCGAAGGGCGAAAACGGCGACCTCTCGGACGAGCAGCTGCAGCACATCACCGAGCAGCGCGAACGGATCAAGCTCCTCAGCCGGCAGATGGACGAGCTGACCGAGGTGCGGGAGCTCTCGTCCGCGTCAGCGGACCGGATCGCGTCGATCGCGCATCTGATGGCGAGGAAGGACCCGCCGGCGGAGGTCGAGTACCGCTCGGTTGGCGGTCTCGACATGGGCGGCGCCGGCGCGTTTGCGCTCGACCTGTGGGACGCCGCCCTCGGCGACGTCGAGGCGAGGAGCCGGCTCGAGCGCTGGAACCGGGAGCACCGGGCCGCGGCGCACCAGACGACCTCGAACGCGTCCGGGCTGGTGCCGACGCCGATCGTGGCGCCGGTCATCAACTTCATCGACGCCGCCCGGCCGGTCGTGTCCGCCTTGGGGCCGCGGCAGCTGCCGAGCTGGTCGTTCAGCCGGCCGAAGGTGACGGTCCACACCGCCGTCGCGGCGCAGGGCGCCGAGAAGTCGGAGCTCACGAGCCAGGCGATGACGATCACAAAGCTCGCCGTCTCGCCCGCGACCTACGGCGGCTACGTCAACGTCTCCCGCCAGTTGATCGATTACGGCACCGTCGGCGGCGGCTCCGCGATGGACATCGTGATCGGCGATCTCGCGACGCAGTACGCGATCCTGACCGAGGCGACCGCGGTGCAGGCGTTCTACGCCGGCGGCACCACCGGCACCGTCACGATCCCCGGTACGCCGACGTCGGACAATGTCGCGGCGGCGTTCTGGGGCGCGGCCGGCCAGGTTTACAACGCGACGAAGGGACAGGGCAGGCTGATCGCGGCCGCGTCCCCGGACGTGCTCGGATCACTGGGCGGCCTGTTCGCGCCGGTCAACCCGATCGACGCGCAGTCGGCCGGGTTCACCGCCGGAACATTCGGGCAGGGCGCGATGGGCGCGATCGGCGGCATCCCCGTCTACGTCACCGCCGGCTTCGGCACCGCCACGAAACGGCTGATCATCATGTCGACGGCCGCCGGTGAGGTCTACGAGGACCGGATCGGGCCGCTGAGCGTGGTCGAGCCGTCCGTGCTCGGCGTCCAGGTCGCCTACGCCGGCAACTTCGCGTCGCTGGTCACGGAGGCGGGCGGGATCGTGAAAGTGACGGTCACCTGAGATGGCCGACGAGCTGCTCTGGGACGCGCCGAACCAGCAGGTCGTTCGGCCCGACCAGTCGCACCCGTCCGAGGAAGGAACGGGCGGCTCGCAGCAGACCGACCCGGACGACCCGAAGCCGAAGCGGTCGTCGAGCCGGTCCGACCCGAAGAAGGAGGAGGAGAGTTAGATCGCCTACGGGACGACGGACGAACTGCTGCGGCGGCTGAACATCCAGACGCCGACGCAGATACAGGTCGAGCAGGCGCAGCTGTGCCTCGACGCGGCCGGGTCGGAGATCAACTGGGACCTCCAGTACGACACGGACGTGCCGGAGCCGCTGCCGGCGCTATTGCCGACCGTCAACTACGGCCGCGCCCGCGAGCTCTGGAATCTCGGCTACGCCACCTTCGGGGCCGCCCTGCTCGCGGCCGACATGCTCGCCTACGCAGGTAACGACTCGTGGCTCAGGTGGCACCGGATGCTCGATCCGCTGCGTGTCCATGAGGGGATCGCCTAGGTGGAGGGGCTGGCGGCGATGATCGACGAGGTCGCCGCCAGCCTCGAACCGCTGACCCTCGAGGTTCCCGGGCTGCAGATCACCGCGTTCATGAACGCGGCGCCGACGCCACCGTCGATCGACATCTACCCGGCGTCGGTGTCGGGGGTGGCGGCGTCGTTCAACGGCTTCGAGGAGACCGTCACCGTCCGCGCCCGCGTCACGACCCCCGACGACACCGCCGGGCAGCAGCTGCTACTCGGCCTGATGGACGTCGACGGCCCCGCGAGCGTGATCGCCGCGCTGAAGACGGATGCCAGGTTCGCTGTCGACGAGCGAAGCGGCTACCAGGGCTATCCCGGGGACCTGCTCGGCTGCGAATGGCGCGTCAGGTGGATCCAGTGAGGATCCTCTGGCTCGGGAACCCGCCCTGGCTCGGGTCCGGCTACGGGCAGCAGGCCGCGTTGTTCATCCCGCGGCTACAAGCGCAGGGGCACGAGCTGGCGGTCGCCTGCAACTACGGCCTGCATGACATCACTTTGGACTGGGGCGGGTTGACGTGTTTCCCCGCTGACGGCGTCTACGGCACCCGGACGATGCCGACCTGGGCGGCCGACTACCAGGCCGACCTGGTGCTCGCGCTCTGCGACGCCTGGGTGCTGAAACCGGGGGAGTGGCCGCCGGGGCCGCCGGTCGCGTTGTGGGCGCCCGTCGACCACTCCAGCTTGCCGGCGATGGTCCGCGACGTCCTCGCCCACGACCGGATCCGCCCTGTAGCGATGAGCCGGTTCGGGGAACGGTTGATGCGGGCCGAACGGCTGAACCCGTTCTATGTGCCGCACGGCGTCGACACCCAGCTGTTCCGGCCGCATCCGGAGCTGCGCGGCAAGGCCCGCGCCGACCTGGGTGTGCCGGAGGATGCGTTCCTGGTCGGGATGGTCGCCGCGAACGTCGGCAACCCGTCCGCGCCCAGGAAAGCGTTTAACGAGGCATTCGCGGCCGCCGCCGAGTTCGCCGGCCGGCACCGGGACGCCTGGTTCTACTGCCACAGCGAAGGCAACCCGAGGCCCGGCGCCGGCGGCATCAACCTGCACAAGCTCGCCGGCCGGCGCGGCTTGCCAGAGGGCCGGATCAGGATCCCGACCGACGAGACCTGGCACCGCGGCATCCCGCACGGGTTCGTCGCCTACGCCTACCAGGCGATGGACGTCCTCGTCCACTGCTCGATGGGCGAGGGGTTCGGGCTCGCAGGCCTGGAGGCGCAGGCCTGCGGCGTCCCCGTCATCAGCTCCGACCATTCCGCGATGACCGAGCTCTGCGGTGCCGGCTGGCTCGTCGACGGGCAGCCGTGGAACGACGAGGCGCAAGAAGCCGACTTCACGATCCCGATCGTCTCGTCGATCGTCGACCGGCTCGAACAGGCGTACACGGAACGGGGTAACGCGGACCTGCGTACCCGGGCGGTCGAGTTCGCGCAGGCCTTCGACGCCGACCGGGTCGCGGAGACGTTCTGGCGGCCGGTGCTCGACGAGCTCGCCGGCGGCGCGCCCGCATCCGTGCCGCCGGCGGGACCGAACCGCGCCCAGCGGCGCGCCAACCGGAAGGTGGCCGTGTGAACGACCGGGCGCTCGTCAGCTTCGGTACCGGCGACATGGCTGAGCTGCTGGAGATCACCGCACCCGGCCTGCACGCGTATGCGCGCCGCCACGGCTACGACCTGATCACCAGGCCACCGTCGATGCTGCTCCGGCCGGCGTCGTGGCACAAGGTCACGAGCCTGCTCGACGCGCTCGAGGAGTACGACGAGGCTCTCTGGGTCGACTGCGACGTCGTCGTGCTCGACACCACCTGGGATCTCGCCGACGACATCCCCGCCTGGGCCTGGCAAGGCATCACCCGCCACCAAACCCCCGAAGGTGACGTGCCGTCCGCGGGCGTCTGGTACGTGCGGCAGCCGATGCAGCCCGTCCTCGAAGCCGTCTGGCGCCTCTCGAAGTACGAGCATCACCGCTGGTGGGAGCAGGCGGCCCTCCAGGACCTGCTCGGCTACACCCCCGAGCATCTCCCCGTCCATCAGGACCATCCGACCGAGCTGTCGGACCGCACGTTCTGGCTCAGCCTCGAATGGAACGCCCTCGCGCTGCCCGGCAATGTGCTCGATCCGTTGCCGAGGTTCGCGCACGTCGCGCCGGGGTCGCCGCCGCCTGTGCGTGCCCAGATGATGCGCGACCTGCTCGCCCAAACGCCCGCCCTGAAAGGAGTATGAAAGTGCCCAAGTACCTGTTGACGAAAGCGAAGATCACGATCAACGGCGTCGACCTCTCCAACTTCGGCTTCTCGCTTGACACGCCTGAGACGAAGGAGCAGGTCGACGTGTCCGGCTTCAATCCGGCCGGCACCCGCGAGTACCTGCCGGGCCAGAACGACCAGACGATCACGATCGGGTTCCTGCAAGGGTTCGGATCGTCGGAGCCGCACCGGGTGCTGCAACCGCTGTTCAGTTCCGGGTCGGCGTTCCCGATCAGCGTGCAGGCCGACTCGAGCACCGGCCCGAGCGTCAGCAACCCGACCTTCGGCGGCACCGCCTCGCTGTACGACTACAACGGCCTTGCCGGGCAGCTGAACGCCCGCGGCGAGATCACCGCCACGTTCAAGCCTGCCAGCAACACCGGCTTCACCTGGGGCACCTCTTAGCGTCATGCCCGTCGCTGTTCGCGGCCTCCGGCAGCTGTCGGCCGCCCTCAGCAAGGCCGACAGAGACGTGTGGCTCGGCTGGCGCCGCGGCCTCCGCGAGATCGCCGAACCGGTCCGCCGCGACGCCGAACAACTGGCCACCCAGAACATCACCCGCATCGGCCCCAGGTGGCGGAAGATGCGGACCGGCGTCACCCGCAACCTCGTCTATGTCGCCCCGAGGCAACGCGGCATCAAGACCACAGGCGACCGGCGAAAGGCACGGCCGAACCTCGCCGGCCTGCTGATGGACCGGGCGATGGAGCCCGCCCTCTACCAGCACGAGCCGGAGATCGAGATCGCCGTTGAGCGGCTCCTCGACCGCATGGCCAGCGACTTCAACCACGGAGGACCTGTATGAGCACGAACGGCGACAGGCCGGCCGAAGACGGCTTCGAATACCAAGGCGAGTTCTACCGCTGGAGAACTGACAGTGACCTCAACGGCAAAGACTTGATGCTGATCGACCGCATCACCGGCATGCCGTTCAACGATTACCTCGCCATGACTCAAGACCCGGTCGAAAGCGGCCGAACAAGCGTGCTCCTGACGATGGTCGCGCTGTCGATGAGAGCCGCCAACCCGGAGTGGACAGTCGAACGGATCATGCGGCTCATGGTCGACTTCAAGCCCGACGATTTCGTGACGATCGACGCCGACACGGAGGCCGACACGCTCCCCCCGGCGTCCGCGGACGAGCCAGCATCGACTGGGGAAGGCTCGTCCTCCGAATCGAAGCCAACGTCTTCGGCCCGAACCCCGGCGACATCCGCGACATCCAGCGTGACCCCGGCCTGATGTGGACACCCGCCCTCGCGCACTACTTCCACCTGAAACGGCCCGACATGCTTGAGATCACCCTGACCGAGTATCTCGCGATGGTCGACTCGCTCCCGAAGGACTAGCCGGTGGCCAGGAAGCTCGTCGTTGAGATCGTCGGTGACGCCAGCTCGCTCGAGAAGGCGCTGCGATCGAGCGACCGGGCCGCGAAAACATGGGGCCGCGACATGGAACGCACGACCCGCGGCGCGATCGTCGGCACCGGCGCTTTCCATTCGC